CAAAGTTAATGATTGCTTGTTCGGTGAGTGCAACTGCGCCCATAGTTGTGGGTAGTAGCACAGTGTTTTCATGTGCCAACACATTAGCCAAGTCAATGAACTTTAGTTTGTCATCCAGTTTCTTTAGCAGTGCAGTATCTTGTCTGTTGTAGTCTATGAACTTTTCAAAGTCTTGATTGTACAGTTGATCTAGTGTGCCTTCATATGCAACCTTGCGTTCGCCAAGTTCATGCTCGCCTATAGCATCTAAACTGTAACTGTGACGCTCTTCGTAGGTGTACTTGCGATACAGTTGCATGTAATCCAAATGCTGTCTGCCACACAAATCAAATGTGATGTTTTCTGCACCAAAACGTTCAAATGTGCGTTTGCGTGGAGTTTGTCCAAACAAACAAAACTTGCGTGTGTCGTCCTTGCTGAGTACTCTTGTTATACGATTAACTGTGTAAGGAATATCATATCCTTCGCTGTTCCAGCCACTGAGTATGTCTGCATCCTCAATGACGTCTAAGAACACTTTGAGCATTTCTGCTTCACTGTCAAACAAGTATGTGTTGTCAAATCTCGAACACAGTTCTTTGGCAGTTTCCATAGTCATACCACTGGGAGGTATTGCAAGTGTTACCAGTTGATCTACCCAGTCCATATACAAACTGATTGCTGTGATTGCATTAAATGGATCGTCTGTTGGACTATATCCTCTGATCTTGTCAAAGTCAACTTCGATATCAAAGAACACTGTTTGCAGCACAGGTGCTTCTGCGCCCATATAATTTTCAGCAAGACAACGGAATACAGGATTGATATCACTTTCCCATAGTCCGCTTTTACCTTGTATCTTAAGTTCTTTTTGAAACTCTTTGCCGTTGCGTGTGCTGAATCTACTTACACTATTTCCATATATAGTTTTGAACTTGCCACGTGGATCATCATAGTAGAACACATAGTTTGCAGGATATTCACGATACTCGCGACGACCTTGCACACGTTCTACAACGTGTATTCTGTCGTTGTCTCTGTCAAACCATGCGTCTACATAACTCATTAAAACAGTCCTACGATGTATATTAATGTTAACAGAATGTTAGTCCAAAGTAAACTATTTTCTCGCCATAGGAATGCAACACTGATCCATAAACCATTGGCAACTATAAATGCCCAATGATGCCAGTGCCATTCTGGTACAAAACTTGCTAGGCATGCAGCACCAACAAGTGCTACTGTTGCTAGCCAAGCAAACCATTGATAGGGTTTTTTAACTACCACCATTGTGCAGCAACTCCGTAACCAAATACATTTATGCAAGCAAAGTATGACGTGAGAAGCATAATCCATGCTGCTCCTCTACGCCAACTTGCATACATTTGTGTTATGCTGCCAATAAAAAACCCTGGATAAACAATTAACATGTTAGGATTGTCTGCATTGATAGCCAATGTGAGACTTGCGCCTACTGTGAACACAAAACTAACGAGTTCAAATAAGAACGCTATTCTATCGCTGGTGTAACTGTTGATCCAGAATTGTTTTACTGAAGCCATTTAGATTTTGCCAACTGTACTCAGAATGTTTTCCAATACTGCATAATCATCTGATGTGCGTTCAAAGTCTGCTTTGTATGCTGTACGCACTGCTTTCTTAAGCACTGCGGGTTTGATTTGCATTTCTTCAGCAATGGCTTTGATTGTATCGTTGAGACCTTCGCTTAGGTCATCTACTTCTTGCATCACTGTAAGGCCTTCGTTGATCAATTGAGTGAGTTTTGCTTTTTCCTCACTGTTGAATACACGATCCATGTGTGTCTCCTTGTTGATATAGTGCTATTGTATATGGGTTGTAGGTTTTTGTCAAGCCTAAAGATGTTGTACAATTTCAACTTTTAGATCACTGCTACCTTTTATTAGTCTGTGATAAACATGTTTGGGAATAAAATATTCTTTGCCAGGTACCAGTGACATGGGCAAACGATTGTCTAATTGTAGACGCCAGCCACTGCCTTCAAGCACTTGTACTGTGCGATCTTCAGCATCACGGTGCCAGCAAAGTTCACTTTCGTCTGCGTCTTCGTTAAATGTTCTATGCTTGATGTTGGGTGCGACAGAGGTTTCCTGGTAAGGTCTTACCACCATTGTCCGCCTTTGACTCCAAGACTTTTGTAACGTGGTGTACGACACGCCCAATAGCCTGCTTTGGTTTTGTCATTTTTGTTTTTGCAATCGTGACGTGCAACAAAACTTTTTACTGCACCAGGATTGTTTGCTTTGGTTTTAAGACCTGTGGTATCACCCCAAGACACTTTGATTACATTGCCTTTTTTGTTTTTGGTGTACACATAATACTTTTTACTACCGCCACGCTTGGGTGAGTTTAGTTTTACCTTTTTGCCTTGATACTCTGCTTCGTCGATAACTTGTTCACCGAGACCTTGTTTTTTCTTATTGACATAGTAGTTACTGCCTTTGCCATATCCATGACGCCATGCCATTGCACGTAGATCATCATCACTCTTGTCTTTGTATCTTTCAGCAAAATCTTCGTCACTCATTTCAGCATTGCGTTGCTTGCTTTTAATCACACTGGCTGGCATTCCTTCATCTAAATCTTCAGTAAGGTCTTCTATAGGAACGTCTAGTGGCACTATTTCGCCATCTATCTCAACACATTCACCAATGTCTGTGTCTAGCATTTCACTGTCAAACCAATCCATGTTGATGTCTTCACGTATTTCACGCACTGCTCTATAGAACATTGTAAATGCTTCACTGCCTGGACGAAACATACATTCTGTGAAAGGAACACCACGTTTGATGTGTTCTGCAATTGCGTTGTCTACTACTTCGCTGATGTTAAATTCACTAAGTCTCATTGGTTTGCTCCTATAGTGTATTTATTTTGTTTCAACCTTATCCCAATGTGTGTAAAATGGTTGGTCTTCAAATGTAGGGCACATTCTGCATATACTGTGTGGCTTTGCATAATTGTCTATCCAAGCTTGAATATCACTGTCGCTGTCTTCAATGCCAACGCCATTGTAATCTAAATATGGTTTCCAATCTGCATCATTTATTAAAAAGTGATCGCCTAACACCTGTTCTAACAGTGCAACACTGCTACACTTGTATAACCTACCTTTGTATAACAATGGACAATAGGTTTGAGAACATTGCTTGTGTGCTTCAACAGGATTATTATCATAGGGCTTCATGTCATAATAGTTTGTTCCACGCCATGAACGTGTAAATCTGTTGCAGCGATCTATTGTAAATACCAATTGGTAGTCATCGTTTTTATACTGCTCAAAGTCATCTTCTATTTGTACAGGTTCCCATGCAACATTATCCATTACATCTTTAATAGCATTGTGTATGTATTCTTCGTTGGGTTGATGCACACTAAACTTTAGATGAACACTGCCCATGTCTTTGATAAAGTCTATGAAGTTAGGCCAACGATGCCATTGTGTTGCATTGGTCACAAGCATCACACTCTTTTGTAATTTAACTTGTGTTTCACGCATGAATGTTTTTAGTTCTGGATTGATCATGGGTTCGCCACCAATGAAACCCATACAGTCTATTTCTATGCGTTCATTCCACGCATCAAACACAGGTGCAAAGTCTGCATAACGCAAACTGCCCTTCATGTGATAGTCACTGTAGTTGGTACAGTTTTGGCATGCCAATGTGCATGCATTAGAGATCATGGTCTCTAGGTAAGGTAGAAATGGTTTTGTCATACTTATTTGTATTTACGAGTTGTGTTTGATACGTTTTTTGCAGCACCCTTACGATCTTTGTTAGGGTCTTCTCTACGCTTCTTGTTAACTGCAGCCGCTATTGCTTTCTTACCACCTTTGGCACGAAGTGCTGCTGCTCTTGATTTAGATAAACATTTGGGTTTGCCCTCGCCGGGCTTTGAATCTCCGCATTTGCCAATGCGTTCACCTTTGGTATTATAACGATCCCAGCCGCCACCTCCGGCTCCGCCTTTTTTGCCTTTGCCAAACCATGCACGTAGATCTTCGTGTAGTTCAACTATTTGCATTATTTTTTACTCTTGTTGCCCCAGTTTTTAGCACCAACTTTGCGACACTGTACAAGTGCACCACTGGCATAGGCACTGGGCCATACTTTGTAACGGCTTTTTACTTTGTGATAGCAGGCATCTTTCTCACCTGCTGCTTCGTCAAATTCTGCTTCAGTGATTGCCATGGTTATGAAGTCCTTGGCTCTCAATGATCAGTCCTCTGGCTGTTGTTCTGGTGTTGAACCTAGTGCGTCTTGATGTGCAATTTCATATGCTTCGTATGCATCACTTAGTGCTTGACGCATGTCTGCAAGTGCTGCTGGGTCGCCACCTGCTTGTGCAATCTTACGCTCTAGCATGCCGCCTTCGCTTACCATCTTTTCTAGTGTGTTGATTGTTTCAGCAATCTTTGAAAACGCACGATCAGCATATTCATATTCTGCTGTGCCTTCGTCAATCAATGACTTCATTTCTTCAACTGCGACACCTGATTGACGCTCTGCTTTAAGAAACTTAGCAAAACGATCTTGCATTGTTTCTTCTACATCAATTTCAACTTCGTCTTTTTTTGCTTCAAACACATGTTCTGTTTTTACTTCATCAACTGACTTTGGGGTGACTTCAATTGCATCAAGCTCACGTAGTATGTTTGCTGTAGCAACAACATCCGCAGGACGACTATCAACAGCAGGATCTGCTTGTTCTGATAGATGCTTGCGTTCTACATGTTCTTCATCACGTGAAATTTCGTGAAGTCTTTGTACCATGCTAAAAAAGTCTGACATTATTTTCTTCCCCAAAAGTCAAATGATGTTTTTACTACTGATTCTTCTACTTGTTCTTGTTCTATTTGTACTTCTTGTTCTACGCTTTCTTCAGGCATATCCATCTGCAAAGGTTGTGGCTCTGCAGGTGCATTTGTTACTGCAAGGGCAAGTTCGGCATTTTTCATTGCTTCACCTTCCATGTAGTGTTTAACACTGCCTAGGTAATCTGCTGCTTTGGTAATCTTTGCTGCTATCCAACCGTCAATGCCTTCCATTTCACTTACATCTTTAAGCATCTTGTGGATAGCAATTGCGTATGATGCACTTTTGAAACAATCTGAACGTGCCATTTGCACTTCATGATCCTTTTCAGCTTCATTCGCCATGTCTCCTAGATGTCCTTCTGAGATTTGGTCCAGTTTTTTAATTGTATCGTGAATGTTACTCATGTAAAAGATTCCTCAGCATATAATGTATGTTTATTTATCGTTTTATAGCTGGTCCGCCAAAGATGCTAGTGCCCTTCATATCTAGAGCATTGTCTGTTGGCTTTTGTTTCTTTGGTTTTTTCTTTGCACTACTGTATGCATAAGGATTTGTTGTATGTGGATTGGCAACTGTTGCAATATTACCACTTGATGTTGCACCTGCACTTGCTGATTCTGCTACACCAAACGCTTTGCCTTGCCATTCTGCACTTTCACTTTCTTTTTCTATTGGACCACCTTTGGCCCAAGTGTGACAACTACGAGCACTGTGACACTTGAAGTGATGCATCCAACAATAGCCTAATTCACCGTCTTCGTCAAATGTATCACCTGGCATACAGTCTTTCATGCGTTTGCTGATGTCAAATGCAACACAATTACCACAATTACTGGCTTTGGCTGCTTCTTCTGTGGTATTCCAGTATTCAGCAATGTCTTTCCAGTAGTCACCGGGCACATCAACGTTCAATGGTCCGTAATTGAACTGTTTAATGGTTCTATCTCTATTTTCTGTATTGATTTCTAGGTCCTGTGTAGCAACAGGACATGCTAACTTTTGTTCTCGTATTTCACGCCATCTCATAATTCAAAGTACGCCCTGTCTCTACGGTAGCT